TAAAGCCCATTGCTTCGTATACATCCTTAAAACGGTGCAGGCAGCTTGCCCGGTCAAGCTCTAGGTTGACGTACATGACCCGTCCCTGCGCACAGTGCCACTGCAGCCACTTCTTTCCTTCTGCTATGGCTATACACAGCTCGATCTGCAGGAATGACTTTCCCGCCTTGGATGGGCCGGAAATGAGCATCTTGTGGCCTTTTCTCAGGATCCCATCAATCAGACACGGCGACAGCTCGGGGAGGTTATCCCATACACTTTCCAGCCCTTCCGGCTCCGGCAGATCATCGTTGACACCCTCAATCCACTCGTACCATTCATTCCAAGACTGTTTTCCGATGTTAGTATCTACTATGAACTGTTTCTTTTCACCACGCTGCACTCCTGGCATTCTGGATAGTCTCGATGGATTCCGGTTCTGTGTATCCACGTCAATTCCGTTTTTCTGGCAGACTTCATACAGATAATCAACCCGTTTTCGATACTCGTTGTAATCTGCCGCATCTACCCGCACAATAGCATGCAGGCTCTTTTTTCCGGAATATACCAGGCAGGCGATCGGAAGCTCCAGCTCCCGCAGGATAGCGTTTTGCTGTTCCAGCTCCATGTGATCCGATTCTACTAAAGCATACCGGTACTCTGTTACATTTTCATTTTTACAGCCGTTTCCGTCCAACGGGTTGAAGCGGATCCACGCTCCGGCTTCCGGATTGTAGTCACCAAGTACTGCGCCAATGTCCCCTTTACAGTCGTTCAGCAATTCAATCAACTGTCCGGCAGTACGGTCCCAGCTGCCTTTTTGTGGCAGCCAGCGCGTACCTTTTTCATCTGTCTTTTCCCAGCTTCCAGTGACGTATCCTACGTTTTCTCCTGCTTCAAACAGTGTTTCCAGATACGTAATCAGCTGCTCCGCCGGATTCCAGTTGGAAGGCTCCTGTATCTCTTTCCCTTCCAGCCAGTTTTTATCCACAACAACACGGTCACTGTCCACCGCGATACTGTCGTTCCAATCCAGTTCATGGCCCTTCTCCGGAACCCATCCATGATCCAGGGCAAGCTGTACGATTGTGCCGCCGGTTACCGGTGAGGATGAGCCGGAAAAGGTTCTCCATTTTTTCTCACATTCATTTGCATGATATCTGCCGTAATCTTTCTGGCTCCAGGCATCCCATACAGACACCGGATACCCTTCCTGTTTCAGAGCCATTCCAACAGAACACCATTCCTGATAAGTAAGCTCGGATGGATTGATATGTTCTATAATTTCTGTAAGGCTCGTCCTCTGTTCCATAATTTTTAAGCTCCTTTATACTCTCTTGGATTGATGTCCATTGGAACTCGCCATCCATTTGCCGCAATCCGGTCAATCAGATTTTTTGCTGTCTCGAACTGCCAGGTTCCTACATGCTCAAATCCTCTGCTTTCCAGAAAACGGATCTGTTTTGGTGTCGTCAGCCCTTCTGTACGCCGTTTATTCAGTCGATCCAGGATCTTTTCTGCCTTTCCTGCATTTTCGATTTCATCCGGCATAATACCCAGCTTTTCCAATGTTTTTTTCTGCTTTTCAGACGGTGGTCCCATTTCCCATCCAAAAGAAGGCACATAGCTGGACAGGTCCTCTGCCTGGATGGACATTTCAAACTGCAGCGGATCCACCAGCTTCTTTTTGCGCTTCTTCATTTCAGAAAGCTGCTTCGCCAGCGCCTCTTCTCTTTGTGCTACGATATCCTCAGATGCTTTCTGTTCTGCTTCTTCTAAGTCAACCGGCATGCCTGCTTCTTTTTCCAGATTTTCTGTCATCTGCTGGGCTACTTCTTCATTTTCGCAGATCAGGCTCGCCGGATGGCACAGCTCATGCCGCTCTGTGTGCCACAAAAAATCAAGCAACAGTAGATGGTCTTTTCCTGTTTCCGGGGACAATCGGGTACCGCGCCCCACCATCTGACAATACAGGCTCCGCACCTTGGTTGGTCTGAGAACCACAATACAATTCACAGACGGGCAATCCCAGCCCTCTGTCAGGAGCATCGAATTGCACAGCACGTTATACTTCCCGGCATCAAAATCTTTCAGAATTTCAGCTCTGTCCTGGCTGTCTCCATTTACTTCCGCCGCCCTAAATCCATACTGATTCAGCAAGTCACGGAATTTCTGGCTGGTCTTTACCAGCGGAAGGAATACCACTGTTTTCTTATCCATGCAGTATTTCTGCATTTCTTCTGCGATTCCCTGCAGATATGGATCCAGTGCGGTGCCGATTTCGCTTGCTTTAAAGTCTCCAGCCTGCACTGATACACTACTCATATCAATTTTAAGCGGAATAGTCAGTGCCTTGATTGGGGACAGATACCCTTCTTTGATTGCTTTCGGAAGTGTATATTCATAGGCCAGCGATTCAAAGTAAGCCCCAAGGTTCCGCATATCGCCGCGATCCGGTGTCGCTGTTACTCCTAATACATGCGCATGCGGGAAATGCTGCAGCACACGCTGATAGCTGTCCGAAATGCAGTGATGGGCTTCATCAATGATGATTGTATTAAAATAAAAAGGATCAAAGCTGTTCAGACGTTTTTCTCTCATCAGTGTCTGCACAGAACCAACTACTACGCGGAACCAGCTCCCCTGGCAGGAACTCTCTGCCTTTTCAAGCGCACAACCAAGACCGGTTGTCTTCATCAGTTTATCTGCAGCCTGTTCCAGCAGCTCCCCTCTGTGTGCCAGGATCAGAACACGGTCTCCCTGCCGGACACACTCTTCTGTTACTTTGGCAAAGACTACTGTCTTGCCACATCCAGTAGGAAGGACCAGCAGGGTTTTTGATACCCCGCTGTCCCACTGTTCAAAAATAGCTTCCTTTGCTTCTTTCTGATACGGTCTCAGTTCCATTTAAAATCTCCCTGGCGTAAATGCTGGCTTATCCGAGTCTTTCGGATACAGCTTTTCGATGTAATTGAACTTTTTACTTGGATCTTTGATTCCCGGCTTCACGCCGATTTTTGCTCTTGCCGTTTTTCCCGGAAGTGCATTCCAGTCCATTCTGAGCTCTTCGCCCTCTTTTTTCAGTCCAACACCACGGAACAGCTCTGACAGCTTCCATTCCAGACTGCTATGTAAGATATAGTTCTCGCGAATTGTAATCTCACGGTCTGGTCCGTGTACAATAAAGTACACGACTGCCATATTGCATGGCGGGAGCTTTCCTTCTCCTTTGGATCTGCTGCGGTCATATTTCTCGATGGTTACGTTGTAATCCCCCTCCGGGATTGGATCAAAGTTCTGGGAATCTTGTTTAATAGAATCATCCCATCCAAGTTCTCTTCCTTCTACTGACATAATTGTTCTCCTCCTTAATTAAATGGAATTTCCTGTTTTTCTTTCATTTCTTTGATTGCAGCATATACCTGGTCCCAGCAGGCTACCAGAAGCCCCTCGATAATGCCAGGATTTACGACATCGTAATCTTTGATCTTTGTGCCGACCGGAACATACCCTTTCGCTTCTACGACGTTCTCCACGTCCCATTCATCTACGTGATAAGTTTCCATCAGGTCTCGCAGTGCCTTTGGGATTTCCGGATCCAGACTGTTCTCCCCTGCAGGATCCGGCGCTTTAGGCGGCTCATCCAGTGGAAGGTTCATCTGCTCCCCCGTTATTTCTTCTGTTGGTACAGGCTTTGGAGCTTCCGGAACGGGATCAGGAGCTGGCGCCGTTTTAGATGGTTCTGCAGCTTTGTACGGTTTCATATCTGCGGAAGCTTTTCCCTGTTCAACAATGCTCTGAATGACTTTGTAGTCAAACGGAACCTCATCCGGCAGACCGAAACGGTTCTTTGCATCCCAACAGGCGTTGTGTGAAGTGTACATGACACGCTCACCGCCCTGCGCTTTCCTCTTCTTTCCCTTGTCATCAACTGCAATGGAAAATGTTTTGTAGTTGGCAAACAGCAGCATGTCCGCCCATTCCTTGATCAGCGGCGATGTCTGCGATGTTGTTTTCTTTCCAAGCTTCAGTTCCCATCGGTCATAAGCTCCAAGCTCATCCGGCTGTTCGAACTTTTTAATCTGTGCATGTGCTGTAAGAACTACATTGACACCAGCTTCCACCACCTCAGAAAGTCGGTTCAGGAACCGGCCAATCTCCTCTTTTACGTAGGTATAGCCGTTTCCATACCCGAAATCCTCGATTCCAGACTTCCGATGCTTATCGCAGATAAACTGGATGCACATAGACTCCGCCCAGTCGATCGTATCAACCACAAGCGTTTTACACACGTCCGGATGCGTCCGGATGTAGTCCACCTGGTCAAGAAGGTTCTGCCAGCTTGTAGCTTTTGGCAACCGGGCAACATCCATTGAGTTCGTGCTACCCTCAGTGTCAATGAACACCGGATCCGGGAATTTACTGGCAAACGTAGATTTGCCAATTCCTTCCGGACCATAAACCACAACTTTTTTTGCACAGGGAATCACACCTTTGATAATTTCCATTAAAATACACCTGCCTTCCATGATTTCTGCTGTGGCTGTTCAGCCTGCGCCTGTCCAACCACATAACCGTCTTCGATGATGATGCTACACTCATCCCCGGTACTTACCCTGGTAGCGATCGCCTGCAGCCCTTCGCCCTCCAGCCAGGAACCAAACTCCTGCAGTGTCTGCAGGTCCATTTGTTCCAGCTTGTCCAGGAGAACAAAGCCACACTCCGGATTCAATTTCCGGACAATGGCAGTTGATACCATCAGCCGTTCAGAACCGGACATGTTGTCCCATTTCTGCCCTTTATACACCAGCTCGCCTTCCTTTACTGACAGTTCCGGAAGTGGCAGCTCTGCAGATGAAAGCAGCTCCGCTTTTTTATCCCGGACAGAATTAATTTTCTCTGAAAGCTGGTCATATTGACGACGGTATTCTTTTGCATCATCCTCGGCCTTCTCCTTATCCAGATTTGCGCGTACCATCCGATTGATCTCCTCGATATTGGAAATGCTGTCTTCCAGATCCTTGGTAGACTGATCTACCAGATCGGTAGCTGACTTTTCAGCGGTTTCCAGGTCCGTTACCAACTGCAGATGATGCTGCTTTGCTGCTTCCAGCTGATCAGACAACCGCTTTACTTCTTCATAAGCGCGTTTTACCTCTTCCCGGATCTTTCCTGCCTGTTCTCTTTTCCTTTGATTTTCTCCATTCTGAGCAAGAATGTCCTGCTGCTGCCGGATCAGCGCAGATGGTGAGACCAGATCCTTGGGTGCTTCCGGGTAATATGGCTGTTCTTTGGCGAACTTTTCTTTCTGATCCGCAGTCCGGCCGATGTACAGCCGATCCTGATACAGCTCTTTTTCTTCTTTCTCTAACTCCGCCAACTGGTTACCAACGCCGATGATCTGCAGCAACGTCTGTGCTTTTTCCTTCCCGGAGCTCTCCATGAACTTCGGAAGATTCAATGCCAGAGACTCGACAAAAGTGTTCAACAACGACTGTCCGGCCTTCTGACCGCTTGGATCCGTTACCTTCAACGCACTGTTCTTGCCTTTACGTTCAACGATCAGACCGTTGTTCAATACTATTTTTAAGTTTGGCGGGATGATGGATCCATCACGCGTTGCATCTGATGGTCTGAAATTTTCGCCACCCAATGCCCACGCGATGGAATCCAGCACCGACGTCTTACCCTGGTTGTTTCTGCCACCAATGACGGTCAGACCGTTTGCCGTCGGTTCCAGTTTTACTGCTTTGATTCGCTTGACGTTTTCGATTTCAAGTTTATTGATTTTCACTGACAACTTTCTTATCCTCCTTGTCTTTGTTAAAGAAATTCCATACGGTCCCCACACTGCAGCCCATTTCGTCTGCAATCTTTTCATAGGACCATCCGGCCTCCCGAAGCGCCCTCATCTTGCCGGTATCCAGCTTCCTCTTCCTGCCCTGTCCAGCAGGGCTTTTCGGGGGGGCGTTGGTTTTACCTCTTCTTTCGTTTCCGGCTCTTTCTGTGGCTGTTTCATAACCGCAAACACGGCCCCGGCTTCTGCAGCAGCACGGACTTCCTGCATAGTCATCCCGCTGATGGCCATCGGCTGCATGACGTAGATATCATCATGCATTCCGTGCATCGTCAGATCCACTGCCTCCGTATATTCAACAATCTGCATCATTCTCACCCTTCTTTCAACGACCCTGAGCGGATCCACGCCGCAAACACTGCGTCCCGGCGCTCTTCTTCCCACTCTTCCTGCTCCTCGCGGCACGCTTCGACATAATCGCCGATTTTCTTTGCCGCGAGCGCAAGAAGAAACATTCCTGCTCCCAGGGCGGCGCGGCCCCACAGGTCTGAATCCACGCCGCCAATGTAAATCCATGTACCAACCGCGCCAATAACAAGCGCCGCTTTATCTGATGCTTTCATTTCTTACTCCTTTTATACCCCATCGACTCCACCGCGGCTTCCATCCGCTGACGAACGATCTCTTTTACTTTCTTTTCTCCGAGTTCTTCTGCCGTATACTGCTGTCCTCCGATCGTGATCCGAGTAACAACCATGATTTCTTTCATAAGGCATCACCTCTTCCTTATCTCCTTATCGTATGCAACCCGGCTCCGTAATGATTTTCTATTGATTCATAACCATTTTTGAGCTATTATGTAGTTGCAAATTGTTTTTGTATTGTGTCCCGTGGGAACTGGTCCTTCCTGTGGGACTTTTTCTTTTTCATTGACTTTTCACTGCTCCACTCCTATTCTGGTTATACAGGGCACTGCCATGCCCGAGTATTTTTGAAAGGAGATCATCGTGAATAGCTCTGTTATTGTTTCTGTAATCACTGTAATTGGGTCGTTTACCCTTGTTTATCTAAACTCGATAAAAGACTCATCCGACAGAAAATACAACGTCAGAAAAGAACAGCTTTTAAAATTTTATGTCCCGTTTTATCAGAGATATCGCATGGGATTCTTCCCTCAAAATCAGTTGAGCACTATGTCTATTGAAGTACGTTCCACATTTTTGGATATAATGACTCAAAACATCCATCTCATGGAACCACTATCTCAGGCAATGTATTCTGATTTCTATTTAGCATTCCTAAACTTGGCGGAAGCTGAAAATGGCAATCCAGAATATCCATATGAAGAATGTGCTCAAAAAATGGACGAGATTTTTGAGGACCTGTCAAAAACAATCTTCATCGAGTACAGACAAATATTAAAGAAATGCCATCTGCCAGTGCCTTTAAAATAAGGCCTGTACGTTTCTTTTCTCTTGAATAGCACAATGCGGAAAGTGCATTCATTCCAAGTACAGTAATTACTACTGCTATGTCGAACATCAGCATCACCTAAAGCTTGCATCTC